GACAGAAGAGCCAAGTAGGCACTATAAGTATCCCTAGGGAACTTTAAAGTATGTATGTTAAATTACAATATATAAAAACTTTAATAATGAAAAACACAAAATGAATTTCAATTTCTAAAGCTTTTAATGATTATGTCGAATCCGAGAAGTTGGTTTCACTAGGTAATTCTTTTGAATTACTAGCGATGATAAGAAAATTAGGGTGGCGGCTTGCTGCCACCGTCTCTTTCTCATCGTCGAACTTATCTAATAGAACAATACAAGCTTATAACTTTGGTAAATATATCCTCAAGATGCGAAAGCATCACGGAGATGTATATACGGTTAGTTATCTGAAGGCGTGTCAACTTGCCGTCCAAAAGAAGATTGGTAAAGATAAAATTAAATCTCTTCGAGATTTAGTTCCAGATTTGCCACTTCCTAGACTTACCACCTCTGCCCTTCCTCGGTTTATACCGTTGAGAGACAGACGTGCAATTTCCTCGGGTAGCCCTCCTGTAATTCGTTGATGACTTACGTTATTTTCGATTTATAGGGTATTGGACTGTCCAGGGAAGTTAAAGTTGAACACCATAACAGACTCGTTCAGTGGATCTCAAATTACTTTGGATGAGGTTTCAGCGAAATTAGTAGTTTTAACTACTAGTTTCAAGAAACGTTATTCAAAGGATTTGGAATCCTCGAGTTTGTTATGGCTGGAAACTTCTTCTCCTTCCTCTCGTACTTCTTGGACTGGGATATTCTTGTCTCTTTTATCACTAAGAGAAACAGGAGTACTCCCGTCTATGAAGTTCTTTCTTGATATGACTGGATCCTATAATTTCATTAGGCTTTTTAAAGCTTGTATGGAGTTATTGGACATAGTCCCAGCGGGCTTCTTTCTTGCGACACGTCCTGTAAAGGCTGTGTTCAATAAAGAAGGCTACTGAGAGTGTGGTCAGTTATCTCAAAAGAAGGAGGCTGCTGGGAAAATCAGAGTTTTTGCAATTGTAGATATTTGAACACAAAGCGTGCTCAAACCGCTACACTTGTGATTATTTGGTTTCTTGAAAACCCTGCCTAATGATGGTACTTTTGATCAATATGCATCTGTGAAAAGATGTATGCTGAAAGTAAAGGTATCAAAAAAATCATTTGGTTATGATCTTTCAGCAGCAACGGATAGATTGCCAATTCAGTTACAGGTATCTGTGATTTCAGCCTTTTTTGGGGTTGAATTCGCAGAGCACTGGAAAACTTTATTGGTCGGAAGGCCGTATGTTATGAGGAGCGAGGATGAGACAGTTATGTATCGTTATTCCGTAGGGCAACCTATGGGTGCGTTATCTAGCTGGGCTATGCTTGCTGTAACCCATCATATGATAGTCCAAATGTGTGCGAGAGAACTAGGTAAATGTTTACCTGGGACTTGATATGACAATTATGAACTATTAGGTGATGACATAATACTCTTTGATGAGGATGTAGCTGCACTTTACTTAGCTTATATGGCTAAGTTAGGTGTAGGGATAACCTTAAGTAAATCAGTAGTTTCAGATAATGAGACGATTGAATTTGCTAAAGTCACAGGATATTATGGACATAACGTATCAGCAATTAGCTGGAAGATGTTCATGAGTCAGCGTTCTCTTATGGGAAGGGC